ATCTTCATAGAGACCCGGCTCTTGCTCGTTATAAAACCGTCGAGCCATCTGCTACGATCCCTGACTAATCACGTCGTTGAAACGCATCGCCCATTCGCGCCAATCGTCGAACTGGTACGCATTGGGGACCCCAAGCCCGGCGAGAGACGCGATACTTGATAACCCAGAGGCCCACTGTTTCCAATCTCTTTCATCCATGAGCCGCACGGCAACGCCAAAATCCTCAATGGACGGAAACATGAAGTCCGCCCACTCCACCACGGTGTCAACGATACGCGGGTCGATGGTAGTGGTGACAATCTTAGCCATTAGCTTTGATACCGCCCATCAGCCGGCTCGATGTGAACGATGATCTGGCCCATCTGATAGTCGCCATTCACCGTGTTCGACGCAAAGCGGAAACGGAGCTCACGGCGCTGTTCCTTGAAGAACACCTGCTGTTCATACTTATCGGAGGCAACCGCCGGGAACGCGCGCAGCGGGCCCGCAATCTCAGGCGCCCGCGCGTTGATCCGGCCCGTGATCTGAACCGTCATCTCCCCAGCCTGCACGAAGTCGGGCTCTATCATCTCGACGTGGATTGCCCGGTTCTTTGGCGGATCCGAGATGATCAGCGCAATGTCGCCGGTTTCAAAGAAGCTCTCGACCGCATTTACGGACGGCCCATCGATCTCATCGACGCCAAACTCGTGGCGCCAAATCTTGTAATTGATTGTGCCGTTGTCAACGACGCGCGTGTTGCTATCCTCTGTAATGCGGATGTCGCCGGCCTCTGTAATGCGAGTATCGGCAGGGGGCAGCGGAATCGGATCGACGCCAGCCAAGATCGGCGACGGGAACACCTGAGCATACAAGCCGGCAGAGCGCCCGCTGTTTGGAAGCTGGGTGTCGTACCACGTATTTTCGCGGAAGTTATAGATCACCGCATGGGTGCATTCAGTGGCATCGCCGCGCGGGTAGCACCACCAGATTTCGCCGTAACGGGGGACTTTGTAGGCAAAGATCTTATTTGCGTTGTTCGTGTTTAAGCCGTCAAAAAAGTAGTTGATATTCAAGTTGTTAGGCACTTCACGGACGACGCCGTTATACATCATGAACCGGTCACGACCGATCCAGAAGTAGATGCCATCGTATTCGATCACGCTGTTGACGGCGAGGATGCTGATCTGCGAGCTAATCGTGTCAAACGCAAACACGTCCGAGCCGCCAGTGTAGTAGCAACGGATCAGGCTATCGAGCGACCAGAAAAGCCCAGCCGGGTTCTGGCCACCGCCACGCAGCGGCAGGCCCTTGACGATCTTCGAGGCCGTGATGAATGCGTCGCCAGCGTCACCGCTCGTGAAATTCGTGGGGTCGTTCACGTCTGACCACTTCACGTAGCCATCGGACGAAAACATAAACAGATATGGATGCAGCACCACAATGCCGCCAGACACGCCCGCCGTTGGGATTGGCGTCAGGATGGCTGTGCCGTATGCGTCTCCGATATAGGCAACGTAGTTTGCGTCGCTGGTGATGTCCATCAGGGTGTCCGAAGCATGGGCAATGATGACGTTGCCCCCGCCCCCGCCATCAAACATGGCGTCGAACATCCAGTTGTAGTTAAAGTTCTCGACAAACGTCACTGGCGTCCGGTCGACGGGCGCAGAGGTGTTGCCGTTGACGTCAATCGTGAACCGTTGGACGCCGTATTGATGTCCGATGTGCGTGTAGGCGAAATTGTTTAGGCCCAGAGTGTGAATCTGCCGGACGATGCCAGACGAGTAATTGCTGATCTGCCTGTAGCCGCCGATCTTGCGCGGCAGCCCGCGCTGAAACCGCACCCACTGCCCGTCGACGTAGAAGTTCCCTTCGAACCTCGTGCCGTCGCGCTTGATGCCGGCCTCCGATCTGACGTTGACGGGGACGAGCATTAAAAGGAACCACCGTCGACTGTGCCCGATGGTGCAGGACCAAGCGCGGCCCAGACGTTGCTGGGCGCGCCTGCTGTAAACACGGTAATGCCCAGAGAGGAGCCGCCGAGATTGACCAAGGCTCCGTTTGCCGTCGTAGAGCCGGTGCCGCCCTGAGAAACTAACAGCGGGACGCCAAGGCCGCCCGTGTCAGCCGCAATGACATTGGTGCCGTCGCAATACAGGATCTGTCGCCCACCCTGAGTTATGCTCACGCCCGTGCCCGCAGCCGTTTTAACCGTGAGTGTGTAAGCACCGCTCGTGTTGTTATCGACCCAGTACTGCTGCACGGTAGTGGGCACGACGATCTGCATATTCGCCAACAGCGTACCGCTAAACTGATAAGCAATGCGGTTCAGTTCCACACCGGAAAGCACATAAGGGCTCGTCTCACCAGTCAGATCGATGGAGATGTAATCGAAGGTGAACTCAGCGGGCTGCCCAAGCCCAAGGGTGTAGAATTCTGTACCGTCGCAAACGAAAAACGCGCTGGCACCCGGGTTCATAATCAGCGACGCGCCATTGTCGATGGTTTCGCCACCGGGCCCCTGAATGGTGATGGCGCCAGTGCCTCCGTTACGAATCTGGCAGAACCAATCATTGCCAACTGTGGAAGCTGCAGGCAGCGTCAGCGTGCCAGCGCCGCCTGTCCACAGGAACATCTTGGAACGGTCGGAATTGCCAATCGTGTAGTTGGAATTTAGTCCGTCAACCAAGATGGATTGATTCAACGTCGCGCCGATTGCCTTGATGCCCAAGCCGGCAAGAGAGGCGGCGTTGATAGCGGATGAGCCAACGCCATAGGCCAGTGCGCGCCACGAACCGTTCACTGTGGTGTTGTTTGTCAGATACAACTGCCAGCTTTGCCCAGCCGCAATCGACGCAAGCGTGTTGCCGCTATTGTCGGCAACGATGAACGTGAAGGCCCCCGGGTTGAAAAACAGGGCCGTCTCGCCAACCGAAGCCTGAGAGGCGTCGGGCATGCGGATCGTAAAGCCGCCCGCTGAAGGGGTAACGTCCATGATGGACGAGACGACATCAGTGTTGGAGGCAAGCTCAGTCGGCCACGTCAGGGTGACGTTTGCGGTGAGAGCAACAGCGCGATAGCTGGGGTTGGCCGAATAGATATTCGTGCCGCCGAAAGTGTTTGTGAAACTCGGCACGCCTTAGTCCTCCCTGCGGACGATGCCGCGATCAACAATCTGACGAATGTCTTCGCCATTGAGCGCGGCGATGGACCGGTCGTAGAAGCCCTGCCAGATCGGAATGATCTCTTCGTTCTTCAGGAACGGCGCGGCCTCCAGCAGCGAGGCGTAGAGCAGCGCGTTCGGCGCATATTCCGTGAACCAGTTTGTCTGGAGATCTTCGCCGAGCAGGGGCGGAAGCTCGTAGTAGATGATTTCGTATGGGAACGCGGCGTTCGGCGTGGGCGCAAAGAACCAGTGCGAATAATCATAGTCCGCGTAAAAGCGCGGCGTCCCGGTCAGGGTCTGGTTTGGCCAGTACTGACGCATATACTCATACGCGCGCGGGAAGATTTCCTGCGTCGTGTTGTAGCCGGTGCCCGTGCCGACTCGGATGCTGACGGTTTCACGCCAGCGATCCGGCTTGGGGTAGGTCGGCTCTCCCACCGTCATGGTCGATGAGACCACAGTGACGGTGCCCTGAATCTTCAGTTCACGGGCAAGGCGGCGCTCAGCAAGGCCGATCAGGCTGGGCAACTGAAGGTAGACGGACGGGTCAGTCGCGAACGTAGCCCCGCGCTCCAGATAGTTCCGGAGGTCGTTCAGCAGACTGGTATAGGTCATTGCCGTGGCCATAGCGGGACCCTACATCAATTCAACAGCAGCCGCAATTAAGCCTGCAACAGCCGCAAACGCAATCACAGCTTTGCTTTTCACGTTCGTCAGTTTGTCCATCAGCGAACGCTGGGGAGGGTGCGGGTCGCCGATGACGCCATCGGTGATCTTTTTAGCGATGATGGCCTTGATGATGTTCATGGAAATCTCCTTAGAACCAAACGTCATTTTACCGCTACCGCGTCTTTCCATGCCTCAATGGTCAGCCGGTGTTTCTCCGCGCAGTCGTTCCTGCGTTCGATCAGGTCTTTTTCCCACAGCAGCCGGGCTGGGTCGAGAAATGGCTTGGGCGGATTGTTTAACAGGGAACACGGGCTCGCCAGATTGGACGGCGGCGGCTTCAGTGTTTGGATTACCGATGACTTCGAGGAGCACCCGGACAGCGTCGTCAGGAGGAGCGCAGCTGGCAGCAGCGGCAGGCACCGTGTGGTAAATCTCACGAATGGTGTTGATCCGTTCGACGGAGCGCACATCGGCAGCGGCGCGTGTTTCTTCATATTCTGCGGCCTTTGTATCGAGGATGACATCCGCTTTGGCACGTTGCTTTCCCGCCTTTTCCAGAGCCTTTGCATACGCCGCGTTGCACTGCCAATCGCGGACTTTGTATCCTGCGACCGCGCCGACAACGAGAGCGCCTGCCGCCGCATAAAGCATGATCGGGTTAGGGATCACGGCATCCACCCGGCAAACTTCTTCGTCTTCAGCTTGCGATCATCGAGGCCGTGTGTGCCGCCGTTGATGCGCTTCGTCAGCGCGAGAATGGCGGCGTCGTTGATGCCCTGATCACAGATCGACCACAGCTTATTCCTGTCGAAGAACCACAGCGCCGACTCGAAGCAGAGCTCATTCGCAACCAGATCGGGGTTGGTCATCACGTCCGGGCGGTCGATGTAGTCCGCGAACGCCTGATAGTTCGCGTTGCCCGTCAGCTGCAACGCGCCGCGACCGCGATACTTCCAGCCGTCGCCAGACGCCTCGACACTGTTGCCCATGCGGCTGGCATAGACGCGGTTGGCGATCTTCTGGGGCTGGCGCGCATATGCCTTGGCCATATCTTCCGTAGGGAAATACTTACCGAAGATGCCGCGCAGGCCGGGAGCGCCGTAGTTCAGGTTCTCGCTGAAGGCCGTGAAGTTTCCTGACTCGTGCGCCGTCTGGGCGAAGAAGTGCGCAGCGCGGCTCTTATTCAGCTTGTAGTAGGCCGCAGCAGCCTTGAGCGTGCCCGGACCGAACGCACCGTCAGCGGTAACGCCGATCTTTTTCTGGAGGTCTACGAGGCTCATTTGCTCTTATTCCATAGCTCGAACAGCGCCTTGATCTTCTCCTCAACCACGGCAAGACGCACGTCCATCTTGGCGAGGATGATCGTCAGGGAGATGAACGCCAGAACAATCGGCCAAAGCTGGCCGATCAATTCAACGGTGGAGAGTTCGCCAGTCATTACTGCCCCGCGCGGCGCCAATCAGGAAAGTCGCT